TGTTGAAGTGAAACATGATAAAAACGAAGAGCCCGCGTCTAAAGAAGACGTTCCGTTTTAATCATGGGAGTGACGCGTAAGCATATCCCCCCTTACGCGTCACTGACGTTTGACGAGTATTGGCTAGCACAAGACGAGTTGTGGGATATGAGTTTAAAAGAGTCTAAGAAACAAAAAGAAGAAAGGTTAAAGAGATTAAATGAACAGAGTGTGTCCGACGTGCCAACAGGTGTTTCCGATAACGAAGTGGCAGAAAAGTAAAGTTTATTGCACAGAAGCATGTAAACCAACTTGGCGACCTAACCGAGGTGGGCCTATAGGGAGGCCTAAAGCTAAGAAATGATTCGTTTTGGGGGCATAGAATTAGCTGTAGGGCTTCAACATATATTTACCAGTAGGTTTGATGTACGCGGAGAGACAACGCCTACAGGGGCACATAGAGACGACGGCAAAGAAGAAGTTAAAGTTTCTATGTATAAAGAGAATATCACAACAAAACATTTTCTAGATCATATACAAGGGAAGTTACCCGCACTAGGATTGGTTCCTATAAGACCAGGAACAAACGATTGTAAATGGGGTTGCATAGATATTGATGAATATAATTTTGACCACAAAAAAATAATACAAGATATAAAAAAACTAAAACTGCCTTTGGTTGTATTTAGATCTAAGTCTGGTGGTGCGCATATATTTTTGTTTGCTAGCGAATGGATACCTGCAAGAATGATGCGAACAAAATTAAAAATGATAGCTAAAGCTCTTGGGTACCAAGGCAGTGAAATATTTCCTAAGCAGGATGAAGTAGAAGAGTATGGTAGTTTTTTAAATATTCCATATTTAGATGGCGAGAACACAGTTAGATATGCACATGATGAACAAGGTGACGCTGTAGAAATACAGGACTTAGGATTATTATATAGAAGGATGGTGCAAACAGAGGATCAAATTAATGATCTAAGAGTTAGTGTAGAGAAACAAAAACAAATTAAAAAAGAAGAGGCTTTTCCTGATGGTCCGCCTTGTCTAAATACTTTAGCTAAACAAGGTTTTACTCCTGGTAGTAGAAACGAAGCTTTGTACAACATAGGAGTGTACGCAAAGAAAGCTTTTTCTGAGGGAGAGTGGCAACAAAAAGTTTCACAATACAATCAAAAATATTTTGATCCACCTCTTGGATACCAAGAAGAGCAGGCAACAATTAAATCTGTAGAGAAGAAAGATTTTAAATATAAGTGCAAGCAACAGCCAATAGAAGCTGTATGCCAAGCAAGTATGTGTCAGTTCTGCAAGTATGGAGTCGGTGGTAATAAATATCAGTTGCCGGAGATAACTAATTTAATAAAAATTTGTACAGATCCTGTTTCATATTTAGTAACAGTAGAGGGCAGGCAGGTTAAATTGACTGCTGAACAATGGTTAAAGCCAGCTATGTTTGCTGACGCTGTATATAATCAGATAAATAAAGTCATACCAAGGATGCCTAAAAGAGAAGAGTGGTTATCATTAGTAGTGGCTCCTCTATCAGAGGAAGGTGCAATACAAGAGGTGAAAGGAATAGAGTCTTTTACACCTTCTTACAGGCTACAAAGATATTTAATAGATTTTATTACTGAGTTTAATACTGGTAAACACATAGATGATATAGGACAAGGGGTTTGTTTTACAAAGAAAGACAAAGATGGCGAGGCAATAGAAACAGTAATCAGAGCAGAAGATTTTTTAGATTACATAACTAGAAATGGATGGAGATTTTCTCATGCGGAAACGTCTTCTTTATTTGTACAGCTTAAACCATTATTTAAAAAAGAAACACGTAGAGTGGTAAGGGGCAGAAACATAAATGTTATAATTACAAAGCCGATTGAGAGAGCAGAATATAAAACATCTGAGGTAGACTATGACAACTCTCCATTCTAATATATTTTTTCTTGGTCCTCCAGGTACAGGGAAAACTTACAGGTGTTTAGAGCAGGTTGCGTCAGAGATAGGTGTAAAAAACACTAGGCCAATAAACATAGCTTATCTTTCTTTTACCAGGATAGCAGCTGGAGAAGCATTCAAAAGGATTAATGAAAAATTTGATAACTTCTATGAGCAAAAGGATTTTGATAATTTTAGAACGCTACACTCTATGTGTCTAAGAAATTTACCAGACCTAAAAGACTCAATAATGAGTTCTTCTGATTACAAAGAGTTTGGAAGTTTAGTGCCAGTTAATTATCAAACAAAAAAATTATCTTGGAAGATAGAAGCTGACTCAAGGGGCAAATTAAAAACAGACAATCCATACTTGGCACAAATACAGTTGGCTAACAATAGGATGATAACTTTAGAAGAACAATATAACAATCTTAAGGCAGAAGAGAAAGCATATATAAGAAAAGACATGCTAATTTCTTTAGATATACAATTTAAGAAATTTAAAAAGGACAGAGGGCTATATGATTTTGACGATATGCTTTTGTTATTTTCTAAATTACCAGATAATTTAGTTCCAAGTTTTGATTTATTAATTGTAGATGAGGCTCAAGATTGCAGTAAGTTGCAGTGGAGATGTATAAGAAAACTAGAGTCTAGGGCTAAAAGAACTATCGTTGCAGGCGATGACGATCAAGCTATTTATGTTTGGGCAGGATCAGATGTGGCTACATTTAGATCTTTTTATGACAACCCAAAATACGAGAACATACAACTAAAAGAATCTAAAAGAGTTCCCGCTATGATACATAGTCTAGCAGAAAAAATAATACAGAAAGACACAGACAGGCTTCCTAAATTGTATAAACCAAAAAAAGAAAAAGGAGGTATCTTTCATTCACCAGGAATAAATCATTGTAGAGGTATCATACAAACCAGTGTCAATAGAGGACATTCTTTATTAATACTATGTTCTATACACAGGCATCTATATGATGCTGAGCAGGTGCTAAAAGATTTAAAAATTAAGTATTACTATTCGGAGGAGAGCAGTAAGACCAGTTTAATAAATGCCATAAAACTTTGGAACAGATGGAAAGAGGGAGAAAAATTAAGAGGAGAGCACATAAAAACATTGTACGGGTATCTTGAAACGGGGACCGGGGTTGAAAGAGGATATAAAACAGGGAGGAAAGCACCAGAAGATTTAGAAGAATATACTTTACAAGATTGCATGAAGTCTTATGGTCTGTTAGTGAATGGAGAATGGCACGAAGTGTTTAGAAAGAATGTAAAAGAATCAGACTTAATTTATTTTAAAGGTCTAGAGGATGAAGGAAAAGATTATGATACTCCTCCGTTAGTTAGACTATCTACAATTAATTCTATTAAAGGAGCAGAAGCTCACAACGTAATTTTGTATCCCGACATTTCAGGTAACGAAAAAACAAAGCAAGAAGTAAATGAGTTACATAGAAAAATGTATGTTGGTGTTACAAGAGCCCAACAAAATTTAGTCATCCTGCATCCACGGAAAATTAGTTTAAGTTACCCATTAAATCATTTAGGTCGTTTGACCAGAGAGGAGTTTGTATGAAAAAAACAGCGTATAATACACAAGTAGGAGGAGATCATTATAGAAAATATAAGATACAGCCTAGCGAATTCATCAATAAAAACAAATTGTTATTCGCTGAAGGTTCTGCTATAAAGTACATTGTGAGACATCAAGATAAAGGAGGAAGAGAGAGCCTCGAGAAAGCAAAACATTTTATCGATATGATAATCGAGCGAGATTATGGGTAAGTACACTACTCTTTTTACTCCAGATACAAATTGGAATCAGCAACCATTTAAAGATATAACGCAGGCTTCAGTCGTGGCGGTTGACTTAGAAACAAAAGATCCAAACCTAAGAACTATGGGTGCTGGAGCAGCCAGGATGGATGGTCAAATAATAGGAATAGCAGTTGCGATAGATGGTTGGAAAGCATATTACCCAATTGCACATGAACAAGGCACAGGATCAAACTTAGATTCTAAGTTAGTATGGAAGTGGTTTAAAAAAAATGTAGCTGATACTAATGCTACAAAAGTTTTTCATAATGCGATGTATGATGTGTCGTGGCTAAGAGCATACGGCATAGAACTAAAAGGCAAGATAGAGGACACAATGATTCTTGCATCTTTAGTTGATGAAAACAGGTACAGTTACAGTTTACAAACTGTGGCCGGCACATACATAGGTAAAGCTAAAGACGAAAAGATATTAAAAGAAGCAGCGGATAGTTGGGGCATAGACCCAAAAGCTGAGATGTACAAGATGCCTCCTATGTTTGTTGGAAAATATGCAGAGCGTGATGCTGAGGTTACTTTACAACTATGGAAGTCAATGAGGTTTTGGGTAGAGCAAGAAAGAGTTGAGGCTATAGCGGATAAAGAAACAGATTTATTTCCTTGTCTAGTAGACATGAAGTTTAAAGGTGTACGTTTTGATATTGAGGGTGCAGAAAGATTACAAAAAGAATTTAAAAATAAAGAAGAAGAGGTCTTACACGAAATAAAAAAGCAAACTAATATTGATTTAGATTTATGGGCCGCAGCTTCTATACAGAAAGTATTCGATACATTAAAAATTAAATATGATAAAACAGAAAAAGGTAATCCTAGTTTTACAAAAGGATTTATGTCAGAGCATAACCATCCTTTAGTAAAATCTATTGCTTCTGCAAGAGAATACAATAAAGCCCGTTCTACTTTTATAGACTCACTAACAAAACATTACCACAAAGGCAGGATACATGCTGAGATTAATCAGCTTAGATCTGATCAAGGTGGTACAGTTACCGGAAGATTTAGTTATAGTAACCCAAACTTACAGCAGATACCTGCACATCACGAAGACATAGGACCTAAAATTAGATCATTATTTTTACCAGAAGAAAATTGTAAGTGGGGTTGTTTTGACTACAGCCAACAAGAGCCCAGGATATTAGTACACTATGCAATAGCGGCTGGAGTTACAGGGTCAGAAGAAATGAGAATAAAATACCAACAGCCAAAGGCAGACTTCCATCAGATGGTGGCTGACATGGCAAATATAAAACGTAAACAAGCAAAGACAATTAATCTTGGCATTATGTATGGCATGGGTAAAAATAAATTAAAAGGAGAGCTAGGTCTTACTGATGAGGAATCAGAAAAAATATGGAAGGACTATCAAAAATTAGTTCCTGTTGTATCTGGCTTAAATAAACTTGTGCAAAGGAAAGCGGCACGAGAAGGATTTATAAAAACTTTAGCAGGAAGAAAATGTCGTTTTGATTTTTGGGAACCACACGGATTTAATGCTGGTAAACCAGTAAAGGGAAAAGAAGAAGCAGAGAAAGTACACGGAGAAGGAATGGTCAAACGAGCTTTTGTTTACAGAGCTCTTAACAAACTTATTCAAGGATCCGCTGCTGATCAAACTAAAGTAGCAATGCTTGCATTATATCGAGAGGGGGTGATTCCACATATACAGATTCATGATGAACTTGATATCTCAGTATCAAGCATACAAGATGCAAATAAAATTATTGAAATTATGGAACAAGCACCGAAGCTTAGCTATCTTGACAAAGAAACACAGGAAGAGATAATAACAGTCACAAACAAAGTAGATTACGAAGAAGGAGATAGTTGGGGTGACATACACTAATGAAGATCCAGTAGAAATTACTCTTGGTATATGTGACAAGTGTGAAAATTACGTTCCATTCATAAGGTTAGTTGTGCCAGAAGATAAAAAAATATTTCAATGCATGACATGTAAAGCAAAACATGTGCAGCATATAAATGGGAAGGTAACTTTTAATTACGTTGATGAAGTTTTCAAGCTCAAAAGAAATTAGCAAGTGCGCAAAAGGCGCGGCGCTAGAACACAGAGCTATAGCTGCTATGACCGAGATGGGAATGTACGTATCTAAAAGCGTAGACCCTCAATGCCCCTTTGACCTAGTGGCAGTGGATCCTGGATCGGGGACCGTGTATCTAGTAGATGTTAAAACGAAA